ATTACAAGGACACCAACAGGTAAATATTTTGTATCAATTTTCACAGAACAAGAGATTGAGCAATTACCAAAAACCAATAAAACTTTAGGGATTGATTTAGGGTTAAAGGATTTTGTGATTACTTCGGACAATAAGAAATTCAAGAACAATAGATATACAAAACGATATGCACGTAAATTAAAAGAAGCACAACAACATCTTTCTCGTAAACAAAAAGGTAGTAATGGGTTTGAAAAACAAAAACTCAAAGTTGCTAAAATACACGAGAAGATTTCCAATAGCAGATTGGATACTTTACATAAAGTCAGCTATGAACTCGTTAGGGATAATCAATTAATAGCAATTGAGGACTTGAATATAAAAGGAATGATTAAAAACAGAAAACTATCCAAGCATATAGCGGATGCAAGTTGGGGAAATTTTGTCAATCTTCTACAATATAAAGCAGACTGGTATGGTCGTGAAGTTGTAAAGATTAACAGATGGTATTCTAGCTCAAAGACTTGCAACGAGTGTGGTTGGATAAATCAAGATTTAAATCTTTCAGTTAGAGAATGGCCTTGTAATTCTTGTGGTGTGGTACACGACAGAGATTTAAACGCAAGTATCAATATCCTAAAAGAAGGTTTGAAAATATTTGGGCAGGAACTGTCCAACACAAAGGTGGAGAATGATTCAGACTACTTAGGTAGCACGTTCGATGAAGCCCGAAGCCCATCTATCGCTTTAGCGTAGGTGGGTAGTTCACGATGCTTATGATCTTCATTAACATATTCGATGGATGCTTTAACCCATTCATCGCTCATATCCAGATCTACCTATTACTTTTCTGATTTTCTCGAATGGCATTAATTCTTCAAGAGTAATTACTTCCACTTTTGTCCAAGCAGCTATGTGACAGGATTCACCAATCTCTAATGTATCTTTATCTACAATATAGCATAGACTATACATACCATCAATATGAGAAAAGTAAAGAATGTCACCTTTTTCTATTTGTGTTGAACCTACTGGTACTTTTATATCATCTTCTTGTTCAGAAGATATCATAACATAAGAGTCTCTAGGTACTTCGTGTAATTCTTTCATAGTTGATTAATCTCTGAATTAATTTCTTCTATTCTTTTTTCTTATCCATTATAGTTTTATTAAAGTTTTCGCAAATTCTTGAGCACTTTGTGTTGTATTTTCACAGTCACCTTCTAATATAGCTTCTTTAATAGCAGCTAATACTTTACCCATTTCTGGCCCAGGTTTCATACCATTTTCCATCAACCAATGTCCAGTAACAGGATTTTTCCAGTTAGCAAGATTATCTCTTTCTTTTATTAACTTACTTCTTTCAGAAAGTTTTATAAGAGCATTCTTTTGTCTAGCTTTCTTTTCTTCATTTATAGTTGTTATGTCACAAGAACAGAAAAGCATAAGATCATCAAACATATCTTCTGTATTCAATACAAATCTTCTTATAGCTGAATCAGAAACTATTTCCTTACAAAGTTCTTTTGGATCTCCATGAAATCTTGTTAACTTTTTAACTAAATCAGTTTGTTCAGTACTCCATTTAAGACTGAATGCTATAGAGTTTATCATTCGTTCAGATACTAGCTCATGATTATGAAATGTCCAAGAATTATCTTGAAATTTCTTAACTTTAGCTTTTCCTATATCGTGAAGAAGAGCAGTCCATAAAAGTTCTATCTTATCTGTTAATTCTCTAACATTTTGAACAACTTCAAGAGTATGCATAAAATTATTTTTATGACCAACTCCATTTATGAACTCTTGCCCTTTTAATGCCGTTACTTCTGGAAGAACTTCATTTAAAAGACCAGTATCATTTAAAAGCATAAATCCCCATTGTGGATCTTTTGTCTTTAAAGTCTTTTCAAGTTCAACGTTTATTCTTTCATCAGATATTATAGAAAGGCGCTTAACATTATCTACTATTCCTTGAAATGTCTTTGCTTCTATCTCAAATGTAAATCTTGCTGCAAATCTTACAGCTCTAAGCATTCTTAATGGATCATCTTTAAACGTATCATCTGGTTCTATTGGAGTTTTTATAATTCCGTTATGTAAATCTAAAAGACCATTAAATGGATCTAATAGATCACCTAATTTATCTGGATGTAATGCTATAGACATAGCATTTATTGTTAAATCTCTTCTAGAAAGATCATCTAATATAGTACCATTTTGGACTTCAGGGTTTCTACTTGCTGAGTTGTAAGATTCTTTCCTTGCTCCAACAAAGTCTAAGTCCCATTCTTTATTTGCTATTTTAGCAGTACCGAATCGTTCAAATACTACTATCTTATCTTTTAAACCGATAAATTTAGCAAATCTTTTAGCAAATGCTATTCCATCACCATGAACTACTATATCTATATCATCAGATTCTACATCTAATAATAAATCTCTTACCCAACCACCAACAACAAAAGCTTCTGAGTTATCTTGAGCGATAAATTCTATTAGCTTTGCTAGCTTTGAGTTTTCTAATATTTCTTCTTTTAAATTCACAGTCTTACAATTTTCACATTATACTGCTCTCTGACTTCTCTTTTCTGCTTACTTCTAAGCTTTGTGTAATCTACTGGTAAATTATACATCTTATTTTCTGTTAACTGTGAACTACCCACCCACGCCAGAGGCGATGGGATGGGCTTCAAGGGTCAACGCTCCAACTAATGTTGGCAACTTACCTTGATTTTTAAGAGTGTGTTCCCCACTCAAACCTTTTTTAAGTGCAAAAGACTTAATATTTATGGAAGCATTTACATCACGGTCAAGAACAGAATTACAACTCTTACAAGTCCATTCACGGTCTTTTTAATGTTTTTATATATGCTTGCCATATCTTATAATTTAGATGCTTTATATTTTTTAATCATGTCGTCGTAATTAATAGCAGAATACGATATGAAAATTATTTGAGAATCATTTAATTCTCTTGATTTTACAGGGTCGTTGTCATATTGAACCCAACCTCTTGTACCATCTTTAAATACTTTAGGAGTAAGAGATACTGGATCTAATTCTTTAAATCCTATAATGTTTTTCTTAGATTTATCCCAGATGATCTCAAATGATACATATCCATCTACTGAATATTTCTTTCCGTAATGCCATGCAGTATTTTCATTTTTAAACCCAAACATTCTATACATCTTTTTAAAGTTAGATGCTAATGTCTCTCTAATAAGCGCCCTTTCGGTCTTTTTAATGTTTAAATCTTCTTCCCATTTAATACTTGCGAAATACTTTTTAGTATCATAAACGATAAGTTCATCTACTAAAATATCTAAAATCTGTTCAATCTCATCTTGTAAACTATACTTTCTAAGTTGATCTCTTTTAATATGATAATCTTGGTCAAAGAATGGAATATTCTTTTTACTATAAACATCAGCAGCAGCAAAGTTGTAAAGATCGTTTAATTCTACATTATCTTGGCCATATCTTAATAGAGTGTTATTTTGTTGCCATCCTAGCTCATTTTCTAAACTACCAATAGCTTCAGAATTTAATATTACTGAATCTTTGTAGTCAAAACCTCTACCTGCTAAGGTTCTAAGAGATGGTGAGTTAAATGAACTTCCTCCACCCTTAATAGTTTTTATGTTTTTATATATGCTTGCCATATCTTATAATTTAGATGCTTTATATTTTTTAATCATGTCGTCGTAATTAATCCCTTCGAAGTTTTCAATTGATAGAAATGCTATGTTTATCCAACTTTCATAAGATGTAACATATACTCTACTTTTTCTACTTGGAATATATTTCCTGATAGCAAAAGAAAAACCATACTTTTTAAGTAATTGTTTTAGTACTCCATATTTATATTTAATCCTTGCTTGAAGAAGAGCATTTCCAGAATTTCTTCCATTCATTTGTCCATAATAGAAATATCTGTATATTTTTCTTATAGCATTTAATATGTACCACTTATATGGATCTGGAATAAAGTTTAAATTTAATCCTAGATCATAGTAATTCCCATTATCTTCTTTTACTCTTCCTAAACTTATAACTACTGGTTTTTTATCATAGTAGTCTAAAACTCCTTTACCTTTTGGATTATAAGTGAAAATATGTATTTTACCTGGCTCGAGATAGCCTTTCTGTTGTGGCATTTTTACTACACTTAAATCATCTGTGCTATCTCTAGATGCTCTATACCAAGCAAATGCATCTTTATTTGCTTTTCTTAGACCATCTCTTCTATAAATTAAACTTATGTCTGATAATAGTGTCATACATTTTTAAACCAACTTTCATCAGCAATACGAAAGACCCATTTCTTGCCTTCACAATATTTGACTGCTGCTTGAAACTTAGCCATATTTTTTGTGTATTGTTCTAGAGTATATATGTAACTTGCTATACCCTTTTTTGTCTTACGTTTAGGCTTTTCAGGTTTAACTATATGCTTTCTAGGTTTGACTTCTATTAGAATGAATTTTCCATCAGTTAGTTCAACTAAAAAATCTGGATAGTATTTAGAATATTTATGAGTATAAGGATTAAAGTAGGTAATTGCTACTGGTTCTGATGACCACCTTTTTACACTTGAATTTCGTTCAGCCCAGATACAAAATTTGTATTCCCATGAGCTTCTATAAATAACAGGGCCCTTTCCGAAGTATTTCTTACATTCATTAATTGTAAAGTAGCCCTGTTTAGTTGGTGCATTTTTTCTAGGTTTTAAATTCTTTATAGACAACCTAATTAAATTATTTTTTACATATTGAATAGATCTGTTCCATCACTATTATTGAAACCAGCATCTAACGATATGAATCGACCTTTATCTTTTTTAGGTCTTAATTCTTTATATCCTTTTGCATATCCATTTATGCATATAGATGTAAAATATGAGAACGGATTAGGTTCTTTAACAACTGCATTAGCTTTAATTATAGTAATTTCTTCATATCTTGTTGGATCAGACTTTGAAGTACCGTTTACTTTATATTTAACTTTTACTTTGCTATTCATCCCGTCATACGACCCACCTTCATTCACAAATTTATCGTTCAACACCTCAGTAATTGAAGGGAGCTTAGGGCCCCTATATGGTCCAGCACTATATAAATGACGGTTTGCCTTTGCGTGGCCTTCTTTAGTATCTTCAAGATTTAAGTTAATTTCTGATAACTTAAGATAAGTTACTAAATCTCCTTTAGCTGCACATAGTTCAGGTTCTTCTATTACTTCACATTTAATTAAAGTGCTTCTATCTTTAGGATCTAAGTAGAATTTAAGAGTTTGACCGACTTCCATGAGCTCGAATCCAGTAGATCTTACTTTAAATGGGTCAAATCTTTTCCATCTTTTAGCAATGTCTAAATAAGCTTCCGATAAGCATTGTTGTTTATCATCTTCACATGAGTAATATAGTTTACGTTGAGTTCTTTGAGCTAGTTTCATTAACATGTCTAAACATGTTCTAGTTAATTCATCTCTTTCAATTGAGACATAAAGCTCTTCAAGTAAATCTACATTATTCACATATTTTTTAGCTCTTGACATATTTATATTTTTATATTACAGTTTTATTATTTATTAAATGAGATTTTTAAGCAAAATGTTTAACACTAAAAAAAGGATAGCATTGCTGCTATCCTTTTAATTATAATAATTTAGTAATTATACTTTTTTGATTATTCTATTTGGCATTATACCATATATTTCACCATCGAATTCTATATTATATTGATCTGATGATTTAGGTATTTCTTTAATTATACCAACTTTATCTACTCCTTTACTTATTACATCTTTAACTAAAACATTATCTCCAACTTTATATGTTACATTTATTGCTTCAACAAGTTCAGTCTTTAATAGTTCAAGAATTTCTTCTTTCCCTTCAACTTCTTCTGCTTTAAATTTAGCAATTGACTCTAGTAAAAATTTAATCTTCTCAGATTCAACTAAAGCAGTAATTTTATCTAATGCTATTACAGTTTCAGCACAATCAGATTTTTCTCCTTCATTTAAAGTAGCATAAAATTCTTTAGCTTCTTTAATTTGAGTGAAAAGAATTTGAGAATCTTCAAGAATAGAAGAAACTTCCATTTCTTTTACTTTCTTTGCAAATTCAATAGACTTTAAGTTAACCTTAATGCTTTCAAGAACTGGTACAATATCAAGTTTTAATTCTTTAGCAAAAGATTCAGCAATTTCATCGTAATTGTCTCCAGTTACTTCAATCATTTCATTCTTTTTCTCGAATTTATTAACTTTATTTAAGAATACTTTATTATTTGATAGTTTAATGAATGATAAAAGAGCACCTTCAGTAACAGCTTTAATATTCTTAACGATTTCGATAGTAGCATATTTTCCAGCATTTTCATACATGAAGTCAATAACTGCTTTCGTTTTAGTATCAAAATAATCTACTACTCTTGTAGTGTTTAATGCAGTTTTAATTGATTCTTTACCAACAAATTCATTTTCACCAATGAAGAATTTATTTCCTTCTTCTTCAGCAATAATTTTAATAAAACCGTTTCTAGTTTCAAGAATAAAAGTATTACCTTCTTCTACTTTGAATATTGAAAGAGCTTTCATTGCGTAATTAAATTCGCTTGAAATAGCACCTTTAAATTCTTCAATTTTAGTAATTTTTGCATCTACTTCATAAACTTTACCATTTAAGTGGAATGCGTAACCAGACTCAGTAATTTGAACTGGAGAAATATGAGATTTCTCAACTTCAGCTTTAAAAGTTTTAGTTACTGCAAAAGCTTGCTTTTCATATCCTTCTAAGAAAGATCTTAGTACAGGAATATAAGAGAAACTCTTAAGCTTATGTAATTCTTTTTTAATATCACCTTCGTTCATAGGAACGATTTCGCTAAGCGATGTAATAGCAGCTTCATAAGTTGCTTTATGGTTACTAGCTTCTAATGAACCTAATATCGCTTCTAATTTTAATCCTAATCTGTTTTCATTAACAAATTTAGAATATTCGTTAATGAATGTATCTACTTCATTTATCCAGCTATATGCGTTAAGAGTGTTTACAAAAGACGAAAATAATCCAGGATTAATACCTTTCTTAAATTCGTGAAGTGCTCTAGCACAAATATTGCTAGCTTCTGCATGATCTGTAATCGCTTCTGAAAGTTTTTCTAACCTTTCGATTAATTCAAATTTTTCTTTGATGTTGATTTTCATATTCAAATCTTTTATTTTTTATATTTAATAAGACTCTCCATTTGGATAAAAGTTACCTTCATTATTTCCCGTAGGCCATATATCTTTTGTAACTTCATATTCAGCACCTCTGCTGTCTTTAGCATCAGCTGGATTTTCTCTTGTAGCAGGGCTAGGAGAATTAACAGTTCTTACAGTGTATATAATTGAGTTCATCTTAGTTCCAGCAAAGAATTCAGTTTCTTCTTTAAATAACGGATAATCTGCATGTACTTCTATATCAAATGTAACTTTAATTTCTTTTTTATCTGTAAATGAGAAATTCATTGATCTTTCTTTATTAATAGTATCTGGTACAAAGAAATGACATGGTACTTTAATATTAAAAGTGTCAACATAATAATAGACATTTTTATACATATTTTGCATAGCTGCTTGCATACATTTAAAAATATCTACTATAGAATCTACGAATATTGTCACTTGCATATCAATTTTAAGTGGCATATTCTGGAATTCAGCATTATATTGAAGAACTTCTCCGTCTTCTGTCTGCTTTAAGAAATTTGCTCTTGTGAACTTATTAGTTAAATATTCTTCTTGTATAGAAAAGTTTTCCATAGATACATGAGCTCTAGGCCACTTATTATAAGGACCTTCTG